GCACTACTTGTTGATGCTTGTGCATTTGATCGTCCACCACTTTCTGCTTGAATGACTTTGCTAAGATAACTATTGCTAGTTGATGATGTAGAAGATGTAGATGGTGCGGCTTGTGCTGAAGGAAAGAAGAAGTTTGCCATTGCACCATAGGGATCGTATCCCATCATCTCTAAAACTTCTGGCAAAAGCAATCCTGCTCCAAGAGCAAATGTAAATGGATTTGTTCTAAGTGCAGTTCCTGCGGCAGCAAATCCTCCTCGAATTGCGCCTGCGCCAAGTCTTGCTCCTGATGCAGGCGGTGTCTTCATGAATCGACCAGCACCAGGTTGTCCCTTAGGTATTCTTGGTTGTGTTCTTGCAGTTCTTCCTCTACCAGGAATAGGCGCACCTCTACCAAATCCGCCTAAAGATTGTAGACCTATCTTAGTCGCAAGTGCGGCTATAGCGGCAAGAATTGTTTTTATTCCAGCGGCCAAAGCGCCGAGAACTGGAATAAGTGCGGCACCAAGAAGTGCCCTAAGACCTGCTCCTGCTAAAATCGATGTTAAGAGTCCTGGACCTCCACCACCTTCTGTTGTACTTGCTTTTCCACCAAAGTTAAGTCCTTTTCCTATACTCTTAATTGCATTGAGAAGTGCATTATCACGAAGACTTTTTTCTCTTTCAACTTCTTCAGCAAACATACCTTTAAGTCGCTCAGTTTTTTGTTGTTGAGCGGAAAACATTGTTTGACGAAGTACATTTAGATTGATTTGTTTTAACTGACGAACCATCTCAAGACTAATGAGATTGCCAGTTCTTTGTTCTTTGGCAACAACATTGGCGCCCGAGTCTGCCATTCGACTACGAACATCTTTGGCAAATCCATACACAGATGAAACCCCAGGCATCTCGCTGAGAAATGCTCCTTTCACTCCAGAAGCAAATCCTCTAGCAGAACCTGTGATAGATTCTTTTGCCATTTGTCCTAAAGCACGTCCAAACGAACCGATTGCCATTAATTACTTTCCTTTTCTTTGCGTCTGTTGTTGCAATACTTTTTGATTCTCTTCATTAATGTATTGAGATAGCAACAAAATATAAACTTCACGCTCAAAAGGAATCATACTCTCTAAATCATCTAAACTATATTTATGATGTTGCATTAGAGCAAAATTTGTCTTGTAATAATTGATTAGGGACTCATGCCCTAATGTTATTCGAAAAAATTTGCTAGTCCCTCCAATGTGACTTGATCTTCACAACCACAACCTAAGCATTTCCATTTAACTTCATGCTTTAGTTTTGGCATAGTCTCAAAAAACTTTGAAAGTTTTTGAAATTGTTCTTGCGATAAGTTATCAAAAAACTCAATAAGTTCTTCTTCAGTTGAATCTTCTTTCTTGTAAACATTGTCTTTGTCAAAAATGTAATCGATACAGTTGATCATTGCTTTCGTAGCAACATCAATTTCTGTTTTAATTGCCTCATCTTCAACATCGAATTCAGTTGCAAGTTCTCCATTTGGATACTTAAACTTTACACCAATACCAGTCTCTTCATCAATAACAATCTTGTCTTCATGATCAAGAGTTTTATGAACTTCAACATCAAGAAGATTTAATTTAACAGGTGTGCTATGATCACATTGAATTCCATTTGAGTTAAATCCTGTCGTATGACGAAGATTCAAATCAATTTGCTCTCCAATTGACTTTGCACGAAGCCGCAAAAAGAAATATTCCAAATCAAAAATTGGCATTTTTTCAACGTCAACTTCATCAATTGTACAATTATTGATGATTTGTTTTACTGCTTGTAATACTGCTTTACCTTCTCCCGATTCAAGAGCCATCAAAAGTACTTTTTGTTCTCTAACAAGAAATGGTCTATATTTGATTGATCGACCATCAGACGGTACATTCAATTCAAAAATTGGTGCATTAATTTTAGGTAGTGCCATAGTTTATTCTCCAAATAAAAAAAAATTATCCCAATGCGGCAGCCGCTTGTCCTGTACTCCAAGTATAGTATCTATATGCCATGGTTACTCCAAATCTCTGATAAGTATTGTCATCAGCCCAAGATGCGGTCATTGCAGTTATCGCAATTGGATAAACCTGTGTCATTTCATACCTTATAAGAACATCACCTGCTTCATCCAACTGCTCGATTTCTAAAATTCCTGTTGCGTAATTCTCATAATAGTTTATAAGACCACCCTTACCTGATGTTGCATTTCCAACAATACGATCTATCCATCCCTCAAAAAAACGTCTTTCTTTCATGTCTTGAGAACAAATAATTGTCAGGCTCATATCATTGTATGTTACGTCATATGGAAGTTTGAGTGACGGACCAGCGCCAACAACATCATCCGTTGTTGCAAGTGTTCTTCCTGGCAATTCCGCAGATTCGCATCGAAATGAAAATGTGCTTTGTATATCAGGTAATGCTTCATCACCCGAAATACTTCCTGTTATATCAGTATTAATTTTCGCAATAAAAAGATTTGGTCTAGCAAGTTTTCCTAGATTTGCTCTGAACTCTGATATTTTGAATGCCATTTATCGTCCTATTTTCTTTCGTGAGTCTGCCCAGACTTTTTCTGAGTCTGCTTTTCTAAATGATTCTGTTGGTAGAAACAAAGCAATATCCCACTCATTGACATGAATTTCTAAAAATTGTGATCGCAATTGACTTCTCAAATATCTCTTCAAAGTTGGTTTGAAGAAGCGATACTTAGATGCACTCTGTAGAATGTCATAAGACAATCTCATTCTTGTCGTGTCATCGTACTTCTTGTTTGTGAGATTGGGATACAACGCATCCATCAATCTTGCTCTGAGTATTGGTGGCAGATAGTGAAAGTTAATGCCAAGAAATCCATCACTCTCAAACTGCACAGGAAAAATCAACGGAAAGACATCATAATAAGGCAATGTTTTTTTGAACTTTGGATCATATGAGAAAGCGTACATGTATCCAAGTTCCATTTTATCAACTTTGCGAGACTGCTCAGTACGCCGAATTGATTGACCTGAACTAATTTTAGTCGTAAGTTGACTTGCGGCATCACGATACCAAGATCGTGCCGCTTTTGTTTTTGCAGGAACGATACCTTCACGGAATCCCTGCATGAGAATATTGTTAAATAATGTTGCCATAGTGTACTATTTATCTCAAATCTTTGTCAGTTATGATTTTAAATTCCCATTTTCTGTCAGCACAATACTCTTCTGCGGCTTTCCATTTTGCTTGATTGATTGTGTATGTGATGGCTTCATTGATGAAGCGTCTCGATGGACGACCAGATGGTGTCTCTTTTGGCTTGGGTTGAACAGTCTGAGATGCTGGTTTGATCTCAACAAGCACAGTTCGTATCTGCTTGTTCTTGTCTCTATACTTCATCCAGAAGTCTACGAAATATCGATGCCACTTTTTATCGACAGGCGAATAGTATGGCACAACAACTTCTTCAGATGACCACTCAAGCACCCACGGACTTTCATCACAATAGACCATAAATCTACGTTCTAGCAGACTGCGATAGATGACATTCGTGGGATCACCCTTGTACTTTTGATAGTTTTTTGGTTGGAAACGACCTTTATATGACATAAATATAGAATCTCATAGGAGTATTAAATGACAACAGTTTTCAAAGCAATTAGTGAAGAAACTTTGTTCGGTTTACAGACTGGAGGAACATTTGGAAATGCTTATCCAGCAGGAGCAGACGGAGCAAAATTTGGAATAGATGCAACTACACATGCAGACTTCGTAACCCCAGTTGCGAAATTTAAATTTTATGATGCAACAGGAAACGATTCCGGCAGACCAACTATTTATATAAGAATGCCTGGGACATTTAATTCAACTCTGTTACAGGGATGGGCAGAGTCTGCCGGAATATTTGGAAAAGTGAGGCAGGGAGACCAAACACTTTTTGATTTGCTAGGTCAACTTGGTGGTGGTGCTTTAACAGGTCTTCAGTCTCAGATTCTAAAAGGAATTACTGGAGCGGCTGGATTTGCGGCATCTGCTGGTCAAAGTGGAAGAGCGCAAATCGAATTCAATCAAAGAAAACTTGTAAATAATTTTCAACAGTTAATTTATCAAGGTCCACAGTTTAGAAGATACCAACTTCCGTTTAACATGAAACCTGTTTCTGAAACTGAAGCAGAAAACATGATTAAAATTATTCAATGTTTTCGTGTAGCATCGTCTCCTCAGGCACTCAATGATCTCTTAGCAGGAAGTCAAATAACAGATCCAGACGCTTTAGAAAATACGGGGAATGCAGTTTCGGTAGCACAACAGGATGATAAAAACGCAAGTGCCGCAGAAAAGCAGGCCGCACAAGAAGAAATTATTAGAGCGGTCGGAGAAGAGTTGGCTCGTCAATTAGAAAGACAAGTGGATGTCTTAGCATTCAGTTACCCAGACATGTGCCAATTTCAAATTCTCTTATACAAAGGTAACGATTTAGAGTTGCTTTTTGAATCGGATGTATGTATGATTGAAAGTGTATCAGTAGATTATGGCGCACAAAATAAAATGACATTCTTCGACAAAGGTGCGAGCGGAAAATATTATCCAACCGATGTTAATTTATCAATTGCTCTTCGTGAAGCAATTCTTCCAACTGCGTCATATATTTCGAATGAACACGAACACACAACCAGAACGATATTCTAAAAATGAGCATCTTTTCTCTATACCCAAAAGTAAACTATTCGATCAATGATTACGACAAACTTCGTGTTATTGATATTACAACATCTCTGAAGATTAAAAATTTCTTCAAAGAATACGTTGGCATATCATACACACCATACATTGTTCAAGATGGTGAACGACCAGACAACGTATCTCAAAGATTCTACAAAGATCCATCATACGATTGGATTATTCTTTTGACGAATGACAAGTACAACATATACGATGATTGGCCAAAAGATCAAGAGACATTCAAACGATACATTATTGAAAAATACGGAAGCATTTCTGCGGCATCAAGTGAAGTTAAATATTACTACGATGCCGATGGAGACATTATTGATTTGACAACTTATAATTCATTATCATCATCACAAAGAAGTTTAGAATCTGCTCTTGAATATGAACAGAGAATAAATTTGAACAAAGGAATTCTCAAAATTGTATCTCCATCAAACATTGGAGGACTACAATCTGGATTGAAATCTCTACTCATACAACCTATTCGTTAAAATGCCAATTTCTTCAATCAATCTATTACTTGATGCCGTAAAAGATAGTAGTCTTTTTGCGAG